AAAGCCCAATGCGGCTAGTTTTGCTCCAGCAGCAGCTTTATCGGCTGCAGCTTTTGCTTCAATAGCCTCGATTGCTTCGCGATCTGCAATTTCTTTGGCTAGTTGAGCTAACTCTTCTGTGTTCATGTCGCGCAATGTTTCTTCGCCTGTTTCGGCATTGACAATTTTAACCTGTGGTGTTGTCATTTTAATTTACTCCATAAATCTTGACTGTTCCAGCAGTAAAGTTACCGCCCGAATCGTTGCTCAATTGAAAACTATCAATCGCCGATGCGACATTGGTTGCACCCAGAGCAGAAACGCCAAATGGTTCAACCTGTGAAGCCATTTTAGCAATTCCAACCATAAAAAATGGTTTGGTATTTACTGTGTCTGTGTAATTGTAAATTGTTAAAGCATAATCATTGACCGCGCTGCTTGCTGAATGTCCAGCATTTCCGGGGCTAATGTAATCTGGCCCAGATGTCGCAACAGTTCCACCTCTAAGGTTGGAATAATTATTCGCATCTGAACTGTCTGGTCTCAATTTTAATGTGTAAGTTCCAGTCGTTACATTTAAGCCAGTAATTAAGATGTAAAGATTTGTGTAACTTTGTGAGATGCTTGAAATAGTGATAGTTGCTGCACCTGTCAGAGTTGTTGTGCTAAGCAATGTCATGCTTCCACCAGCTGGTGCTGCTGCCCATTTTACTTTGTAAGGTGAGACAGTTGTGTCAGCTGTCAAAATTTGGCCTGTTGTTCCAATTGGCAGGTTGTCGTAAGTACCTGAACCTGTACCCACAACAATGTCACCTGATGCGGTAATTGTTGTTGCCATGTCATTTGTAATTGTTACAGCTCCGGATGTGCCACCACCTGTGATACCTGTGCCAGCTGTTACGGCTGTAATGTCACCAACATCATTGGTGATCCATGTAAAGTCCATATCTGTGTTTGAATTTTTTGCAAGAATTTGGCCTGATGTGCCACCTAACAAATCAGCCATTGATGTCGCCACAGCTTGACCAAAGACCTCAAAGTCGGCTGGTAAATCTGTCACCAAATCCGTTGCCGTTGGCATTTGCCAACCAAACGGGGTTGTTGGATTGCTCATTTTTTCTCCTTACGCTACGACTAACGCATTAGCCCATTCTAGGCCTCCGCTAATTGAATTCCATGTTTCTGCAGCTGATACATCTTCCCATTGCATGGCTTGCAAGCTAAATGACAGCGGAGAAATTATTGCGGTAACAGATACCGAATTGTAGGAGGCACGCCATGACCAGCCTTCGACAAATCCGAGATATGTGCCAGCAGCCATATTGAGTGGCAAATCGGTAATGATTAATGGCAAGCCCATAAAAATGGAAATTAACGCATCCCGGTCAGCATCATCAATTTCTGAGTTTGTCAGCTCAAAAGTGATTTGATTGAAATTGGCCTGTGGATACGATCTAAGAGTTAAATAAAACGCTGCCTGATCCTCAGCATCGGCTTGATGCTTGATGGTCGTGGTGATGATTTGAGCTAATCGGCCATATAAGGCAACCGATCCAGCATCAGTATCTGTGACCTCAGAGCTTGAATTGGTGCCGTATTTAATGACAATTTCATTTCTAATGTCACCAGCTCTAGTCTGCACAAATAGTGAATTGGCAATTGCCTGAGCTGCTGAGAGCTGCGTGTAACCATTGTTAGCCAGGTAAATTGAGCGATGGTCTGCCGAGGCATATGAGATTTGGCCTGATGCGTTTTCGTAAATGTAGCCCAAGCCTGATGTTGCCAAAGCTGAAACCAATGAATAGACATCAATTGTGGATGATGATCTTTGTGCCAATTCATAGCTGCCGGGTGTATCAATTTCGCCCAATCCGGTGTTTTCAGCATCTTGCCATTGAGTAGTTGGGTCATAGGCAGCCCATGTCAAAGCTGCTGGCACTTCATTCCATGAGTTAATGAGCAAATCGGTGAGAATGCTGAGAATCTGGTCTCCATCAAAATCCTGTGACAAAACGCCATCGGTCAAAGCTTTCGGCAATCTAGCCAAAGCTCCCACAGCTGTGATTTTGACCGATTGATTGATGCCGACTGCACCTGATGCAACTATGCCAATGCCTAAATCCACTACTGTACCGCCAAAAATTGGCACAAATGTAGCTGTGGAATCTTGCAATTCAATAGTCACGGCATCATTGATTTCTATGTCAATGTTAGATTGATCTAAATTGATTAGCTCAAGGTTTACATATCCAGCATTTGCTTGTTCATAAATGTTTGTGCGACCTGATGTGGTTGAAAGGTTAGCCAACACATAATTTGTGTATTGAATGCCGCCAATTTTGACACGCCAAACAGGATTGAAAAGTGTCATAAATAAACCAAATTAGATGCGCCATTGGTGCCTCTGAAAGTCGAATTATTGAGCGCATCTGAAACGGCTCTGGAAAATCCTTCCTCATCAATTACCGATGCAGCATTGACATTGATTACTACGCGCTCGGCCGTTGTAAGCCCACCGGTTGCAATTACGCGGTTTGCCGCTCTATCTTCTCTAGCTTGACGCAATCTTTCGGTTTCTGCCTTTAATTCCTCGCGCCTTAAAATTGCAGCTTGCATGGCTGGTGAATAGGCACCAAGCGGTGCGCCTGTAAAGGTGCGCGGATCAATTGCCCCGCCAAATGTTTGACCTCCTCCACCGCCGCCAGCAAATGGATCGCCACCCATATCTGGGTCAAATTCTGCCGTGCCTGCTCTTAATCCTTTGGAGTTATCTCCACCACCAAAAAATCGCGTGACCGGGTTATTTTTCATCAATTCAATAAATGCTTTAACTTTAGTGACAACAGAATTAATGCCAGACACTAAATTGGAAAAACCAGTCACAAGGCCTGCGACTATTCCTGCGACTACATTCAAAGCTATTTTTAAAGCACCGCCTAAAATCGGAGCTAGCGTATCTTTGGCAAAATCCGCAACCGCTTTCATAAATCCAACCAAAGGTTTTAATTCTTCAGAATTATCATTGATGGCCGTTTTAACTTTAGTGAATGCGGTGTTTAATCCTTCAATGGCTGGTTTTAAAACAGCCGTAAATGTTGGAATAAGAAATGTGGTAATAAATGACCAAATTGCTTTAAACGCTGGAACAAATGTGTCATTGATATATGTGCCTAAAGCTTTTATGATTGGCTCAAGCTGTGGGCCAATTGCATCTGCAAATTTTTGAATTGCTGGAACAACATCATTGACAAATTTATTAACCAGCGGAGTGATTGCATCAAGCACAAATGATCCAACTGTTTCTTTGCCTTCATCAATTGCCACACTTAAACGAGCCATTTTGCCGGCAAATGTGTCAGCTTGTTTTGATGCCTGACCTTCAAATGTGCCTGCCAATTTAGCTGTGATTTGCTCAAATGACATAGTTTTAAGCTCGGCAGCACTAATGCCAACACCTAGTTTTCCAAGAGCTGTGGTTTGACCTTCACTAGCTTTGGCAAGCGCATTTGAAACGGCTTCTAAAGATTTGCCCGATCCTGCACTAATGTCCAAAGCAATAGCTTGCAACCTTTGTGCTTCTTCAACATTTTTTGTGCTTCTCAATAGACGATCTAGCGATGGCCTCAGCTCATCATCGGTTTTTCCAGTCAATAAAGATGTCTTAAGTATCTGCGCCTCGACCGCTTTAATTTGAGCATTTGTGGCCCCGGTGACATTTTCCAAAGTCGTGGCCAATTTAGTTTGTGCAGCTTCATCGGCAATGGCAGATTTCACACCATCAATAAGCAATTTGCCAGCGTATGCGGCAGCTGCGGCACCAGCTGCGGCAAATGCCAATCCAGCCTTTTTGCTAAAATTGCCAATTTTATCGCCAAAACCTTGCACCTCTGTTGAGCCGGTGCTAAGACTTTTTTTGAGCTGATCTACATCACCAAGAATAGAGAGCTTGAGCGTTCTACTTTGTCCGGCCATCACCACTCCTTCAAAATCTTAGTAAATGCAGCTTCCCATTGAGCAATAATGTGAGGTTGCTCAGCTCTCAAGGTTGGATAAATAAAGTATCCTCTTGAGCCGCGACCTTCACGGCCTGACCACACCGGAAATTGCTTGAATTTATTTGAACCAAATTCGTAACCGCCCCAAAGCTGTTGGGTTGTAGCTCCACCGCTAAATTTTTGAGATACAAAGCCAAATGACAATTCGCCAATTTTGGATGATTTGCTTACACGCGATCCATCAGCAACACGGCTGGCGGCTTTATTTGGTCGGCCACCAGCTGCACTCTTGATTTTTGATTGCACATAAGTGGCCAACCCATTTGATACGCCTTTGGCTTGTTGCACAGCTCTTTCATCCATGGCTTTAAAAGCCTTAAGAATCCCGCGCAATTCATTCTTATCGTATGTAATTGCCTCAGTCGCCATTTCGTATCCTTAGAATCTCAAAAACTGTTAAAACATCTTCGGCCGTTTGAAACTCTGATCGTGACAATCCCGTGGTGATTGCTAATTCCCAAAGAATCCGGTTTATTGATCCGGATTCGTAACTTTTGGGTTTTCGGTTTCTCCCATGCTGATGTCAGTCACAGTCTCGCACCACACTTCAAATGGCTT